CTGATTGTCAATATGCCACCAAGACATACAAAATCTGAGTTTGCAAGTTACTTATTTCCTGCATGGCTCATGGGCAAACGACCAGATTTGAAGATAATACAAGCAACACATACAGCAGAGCTTGCAGTAGGATTTGGTCGTAAAGTAAAAAACCTTATAGATAGTGAGGATTTCCGAGATATATTTCCTGATGTAAAACTAGCAACAGATGCAAAGGCTGCAGGCAGATGGTCTACGAACAAAAGTGGTGAGTATTATGCTGTGGGTGTTGGAGGTGCATTAGCAGGAAGAGGTGCAGATCTCCTTATCATTGATGATCCAGTATCTGAACAAGATGCTTTAAGCCCAACTGCTTTGGACAGTATTTACGATTGGTACACATCAGGTCCTAGGCAGAGACTACAGCCAGGTGGATCTATAATTATTGTGATGACACGTTGGGGTATTAAAGATTTGACTGCAAGAGTGTTACAAAAGCAATCAGAAGGTGGTGCTGACAGGTGGGATGTCGTGGAGTTTCCTGCCATATTTCCTGATACTGGTAATGTGTTATGGGAAGAATATTGGTCAAAGGAAGAATTAGAAGCTGTTAAATCTTCTATACCTGTGTCAAAATGGAACTCACAATATATGCAAAACCCTACTGCTGAAGAGGGTGCAATTATAAAAAGGGAGTGGTGGAATGTTTGGGATCGTTCTGAGCCGCCTGTGTGTTCCTACATCATACAGTCATATGACACAGCTTTCACGAAGACTGAGCGTTCTGATTATAGTGCTATTACTACTTGGGGTATCTTTACACCTGTTGAAGGAGAAGGAGATGCCATCATCTTGCTTGATGCCGAAAAAGGCAGATGGGACTTTCCAGAGCTTAAAGAAAAAGCACACGAGCTGTGCGAAGCATATGATCCTGACATGATTTTAATAGAGCAAAAAGCCAGTGGTACACCATTAACACAAGAGCTGAGACGCATGGGAATACCTGTTACTCCGTTCACACCGAGCAAGGGTGCAGATAAGTTTGCAAGAATGAACGCTTGTGCGCCTGTGTTTGAAAGTGGTATGGTTTGGAGACCAGATGCTAATTTTGCAGAGGAGGTTGTTGAGGAGTGTGCCAGTTTTCCTCATGGAGATTTTGATGACTTGGCAGATTCAATGACACAGGCTATACTAAGATTTAGACAGGGTGGTTTTATCACTACTCCTGATGACGATGAACAAGAACCAGTTTATAGAAGAAAAATGGAGTATTACTAATGTCAAGTGAACTAGATAAAAATTTAAAAAAAGCAGTTTCAGAAACTGATATAAATAAACTTTTGAAAATAATAAAAAGTCCAAGCATGGACAGCATTCCAAAAGATTTGCAAGATATTGCTAAACAATTAGGTAAATCAATACAGAAAAAAGAAATGGGTGGTGAAGTTGTTGATATGACAAAGGCACAACCTGTTGGCATGATGGATGGTGGTAAAGTCAAAAAGATGAACATGGGTGGTGTCATCGGTGGTCGTGGCGGTAAATTCAAAGGTATGAGATAATGTCATTAAAATCGGCTGATCCGTTTGGTGATCTTAGAAGAAAAGAAGATGCTGCAATTTTGAGAAAGCTTAAAAAAACTGGTAAAGCTAAGAAAATTAAAACAAGACCAATTAAGATGACTATACAAAGTGCAAGCATTACCAATCCAAGAGGTATGGGCATACAAAAAAACATGATCATGCCTAAAATGGCAAAAGAAGGAGGTCTTATGACAAAAGGTAATTTACGAGATGCAATCGAAAAAGTTAAAGCTAAAGAAATGAAAGTTGGAGGAGAAGCAGTTCCACCAAAGTTTAAAGGATTTTCCAAACTACCTGAGTCTGTACAGCAACAAATGAATCCAGACCTAGCTGAAAAGTTTGGCATGGGTGGTGATGTAAAAGGCAAAAAAGGTAAAAATATTTGTCGTGGTAGAGGCATAGCAAGAAAAGGCACTGGATTTACAGTAAGGTAAAATTATGGCTATTGAAAAGGTAGACGGAATAGAGAACTTAGACGCACCTAAAGGTGTCACATCTATTGAAATAGAAGAAGCACCAATAGGAGATAACATCACAGAGATGGATGATGGCTCTGTTGTTATTGGTGAAATAGAAGAACAAATTGCTCCGATCCAAGTGCCTTTTAATGCTAATTTAGCAGAATTTATAGATGATGCCGATCTTGGCAGAATATCAACTGAAATCGTAAGTGATATACAAGAGGATATTAACTCTCGTAAAGAGTGGGAAGATCAATATAAAAATGGTCTTGAATTACTAGGTATGAACTATGAAGACCGAGCTGAACCTTTTGAAGGTGCATCAGGCATAGTACATCCATTACTTGCTGAATCTGTTACACAGTTTCAAGCACAAGCATATAGAGAATTACTACCAGCAGGAGGTCCTGTAAAGACAGCCATTATAGGTCAAGAAACTCCTGAAATAGTAGCGCAGGCTGAACGTGTTAAGAATTTTATGAATTATCAAATAACCTACGAGATGGAGGAGTATGATCCAGAATTAGATCAAATGTTATTTTATCTTCCAATCGTTGGATCATCATTTAAAAAAGTTTATTTTGACCCATCATTGCAACGAGCAGTGTCAAAGTTTGTTCATGCAGAGGATCTTATAGTTCCTTACAATGCAACAGATTTAAAGACATCTACGAGAATTTGTCATGTAATTCGCATGGACTCGAATGAAATTAGAAAGTTGCAACTTACTGGGTTTTACAAGGATATTGAGCTACCTACATCAGAAGCTGATACAGATAATTATGATGAGGTAAAAGAAACAATCAAAGATATTGAAGGCATGAGTTCGTCAAACTATAACGAAGAACTAACATTATATGAAATACACACTGACTTAGACTTACCAGGCTTTGAGGATGTTAATCCTTTAGGTGAAGCCACTGGACTCAAGATGCCCTATATCGTAACCATAGTGGAGTCATCTGGTGAAGTATTATCAATCAAAAGGAATTTCAACGAAGCCGATCCGTTACGCAGTAAAATACCTTACTTTGTACACTATAAGTTTTTGCCTGGTCTTGGGTTTTATGGCTTTGGTCTTACACATATGATAGGAGGCTTGTCTAGAGCTTCAACATCAATACTTAGACAACTTATAGATGCAGGAACATTATCTAATCTACCTGCTGGATTTAAAGCACGAGGTGCAAGAATAAGAGACGATGAAACACCTCTAAATCCTGGTGAATTTAGAGATGTGGATATGGTTGGTATGGACTTACGTCAAGCCATAATGCCATTACCATTTAAAGAACCATCACAAACATTGTACTCACTTCTTGGAACATTAATAGATTCAGGCAGACGTTTTGCATCAATGGCTGACATGAAAGTTGGTGAGATGCAGGGGAATGCACCTGTAGGCACAACTATGGCTATTATGGAACGTGGCACAAAAGTTATGTCTGCTATACACAAACGTCTACATTATTCACAAAAAGTAGAATTTAAAATACTTGCACGAATATTTGCAATGGGTACACCAATGTACCCATATCAAGTGCCAGGCGCACCACCTGAAATAAAGCAAACAGACTTTGATCAAAGAATAGATGTATTACCTGTTTCAGATCCAAACATATTTTCTATGTCACAACGTATTGCTTTGGCTCAAACACAATTACAATTAGCTCAAAGTAATCCAGACATACACGGACCTAATGGTATGTATCAGGCTTACAGAAAGATGTACGAAGCTTTGGGTGTAACAAACATAGATGCCATATTGCAACCACCTCCACAACCAACACCAATGAATCCTGCAAAAGAAAATCAGGAAGCGTTGAGAGGTGCAAGATTACAGGCATTTCCAGAACAAAATCATCAGGCACATATATCTGCACATTTAGCTATGATAGCCACACCTATTGCACAATCAAATGCAGCGATTGTAATGACCTTGCAGGGTCATATATCTGAACACATTGCTATGATGTCAGAGATTCAAGCTCAACAAGAGATTACAGCTAACATGACACCAGAAGATCAGGCAATGATGCAACAAGATCCTAGTATGATGCAACAAATGCAGGCACAGATAGCATCTAGAGCTTCAGAAATAGCAGGAGAAATAAGTGAGCAATATGCACAATCAATAACACCACCACCGACTGAAGATCCCTTAGTGTCTATTAGAAAACAAGAATTGGCATTGAGAGGTCAGGAGGTGGCTCAAAGACAACAACAATTTGAAGTAGAGCAAGAGTTTAAAAAGCAAAAAGAAAGAAATGATGTTTTACTTGATCAACAAAGAATTGATCAGCAAGAAGAAATTGCAAATCAAAACGATCAAACAAAAAGAGACATAGCTGCTCTCAAAGAAATGAAAGGATAAATTATGTCAAGTTCTGTTAGAGAGAAAATTTACGAGATTGAGAAACAAAAGAAAATTAAAAGAAGACTCATTAAAGAAGGAGTTATAGATGCCCTTGAAGAAAGGCAAGAGTCAGAAAACAATCAGCCAGAACATTCGCAAGTTGAAGAAGGAAAAGTATCCACAGAAACAAGCGATAGCGATAGCATTGTCGAAAGCGGGGAAGTCAAAGCCCAAATCAACAAGCCAAAAAAGAAAAGTAAAAAAACCACAAAAAAAGCGTAGTGGTGGCATAATAAAAAAGTTTTCTGATATAGCTAAACCACAGAAATTCAAGGGAATATTTTGATGGAGGACTATTATTGATCCTGCAACCATAGGTGTAGCCATAACTGCAGCCAACACTGCATTTAACGCAATAAAACGTGGGTTTCAAGCTGGACGTGAAATAGAGTCTATGGGCAAAGATTTAGGACGCTGGATGTCAGCATTAAGTGATATTGATAATGCAGAAAAGTCTGCTAAAAATGCCTCACCACTTAGAAAATTATTCAAAGGTAATGAAATAGAAGCCAGTGCAATTGAGGCTTTTACAGCAAAAAAGAAACTTGAAGCTCAGCGTCAAGAGTTAAAAACTTTTATAAATTTTCATTATGGACCTAAATCTTGGACAGAGATTTTGGAAATGGAAGCTAATATAAGACTTCAGAGAAAAAAAGAAATATATGATAGACAGCAGTTTATAAGAAAAATATGGGAATATATAGGATACTTTGTATTAGCTTGCACAGTAATTGGTTTCTTGTTTTTTCTTGCATGGGTATATAAAGAGAGCAGGAGATGACACAAAAAAAACTACAAAAAGATTCTATCTTAAATCAGTACGATCTTGATGGTGACAACACAATCACAGACGAAGAGCTTCAAAGAGCAAAAGAAATAAAGGAAACAGAAACAAAACTACGAAAAAATCTTGCGCAACTGAGAATGGCAAGATACACACTGATAGGAATGGGAGTATTCACACTTGCAATGTTTTTAGTACCAATAGAACGAGTAGAAGCTTTAGCAGATATAAGTAATTTATTTTACATATCAGGAGCAGGTATTGTTGGTACATATATGGGTACATCAGCATACATGGCAAAGAATGGTAAATAAATGGCAAAAAAAGATCCAAAAACTGGTACAGGAAAAAAGCCTAAAGGTTCTGGAAGAAGACTCTATACTGACGAAAATCCAAAAGATACTGTTAGGATTAAATTTGCAACTCCTGCTGATGCTCGTGCAACAGTTAGAAAAGTTAAGAGAATTAATAAGCCTTATGCTAGAAAAATTCAAATCCTTACTGTCATGGAACAAAGGGCAAAAGTAATGAAAAAAGCAGAGGTAGTAAGAATTGCTAAGTCTGCAAAAGAGTCACTTAAACGAGCAAGAAAAAAATGACTGTATTTATGCTTATGTGCTATTTGAATGAAGTATTTAATGGTGGGGTGTATTTTCAAAACATTAATGATTGTTTGTATTATTCAAAAAGATTAAGTAATCAAAATGCAGATATAGCAATTAATGTTGAAAAGTATGAATGTATGTGTAAACTCATACCAAATATCGATCCAAAAAAAGTGAAGGTATATTAGGAGGTAGCCATGTTACAAGCACTTATAGGTCCTGTCACAGGACTTCTTGATAAATTTATTCCTGATGCAGATAAAAAGGCAGAACTTGCTCATAAGATAGCCACCATGTCTGAAAGACACGCTCAAGAATTGGCACTTGCTCAAATAGAAGTTTTAAAAGAAGATGCCAAAGGCAACTGGTTTCAAAGCTCGTGGCGACCCCTTATTGGCTGGATTTCAGGTCTCAGCCTAGGTATCAACTACATGGTTTCGCCAATTTGTGCTGGTTTTGGGATTACGATTCCACAAGCAGATATGTCTGTAATGATGCCTTTGATGTTTGGTATGCTCGGAATTGGCGGCATGAGAAGCTATGATAAAATGAAAAAAACGGATACAAAAAAATAACGCAAGACTTATTTAGACATTTGAGGATACATTGTAAAACAATGAAAGAACAAAAAAAAGTTGCAATTTGTTGGATTCATAAAATTGCAATGCAAGAAGTAGAGCATGAAGAGCCTATACCCGAATATGGTATTTATACTTATAAAGAATACAAATGCCCTATGTGTATGACAACATTCAGTGAGAGCGAAGATGGACGGAGTTAAGTTAGCAGAGCATTTGTACAAGAACATACGTCAAAGAAAAGAACAATTAAGTGAATCTTTGGCTGATGGAGCGATAGGATCTATGGAAGACTATCGAGCAATAACAGGTGAAATACGAGGACTAACCTGGATTGAAGAAGAACTTAGAACCTCGATGAAAGGTATAGAAGATGACTAAAAAGTTATATGTGCCAGATCGGATTTTGGCACAAAAAGCAAAAGCAGTAAATCCGACTCCTAAAGCTATCTCTAAAGCTTTTGATAATAAAGAAGAAGCCAACGAAAACTCTAAAGATCCGTCTAAACTAGATGTATCTGTATTAGAAAGATTACCTCAACCAACAGGATATAGAATATTAGTAATTCCTTACTACTTGTCTGAGAAGACAAAGGGAGGAATAATTATTCCTGATGCAACAAGAGATCGTGAGTCTTTTGCAACAGTTGTAGCTTACGTTGTTAAGCTAGGTCCTGATGCTTATCAAGATTCTGATAAATTCCCAAATGGAGCATACTGTTCTGAGAAGAATTGGGTGCTTATGGGTAGATATGCTGGAAATAGGTTTAAAGTGGATGGTCTTGAGCTAAGAATCATAAATGACGATAATATTATAGCTACAATACTTGACCCAGCAGATATTTCATATGTATAGTGGAGGTAATGATGAATGAAGTACAAGAAAATAAAGTAGAAGAAGTCTCTAACGAGAATGAGTTTGTAGTAGAACTTGATGAAAATCAGGAGGTTGCTAAACAAGAAACTCAATCTGAAAATAAAGAGCAAACAATTGTTCGGACTGAGGAATCTGACGAACATGAATCTTACAGTGAAAAAGTTCAAAAGAGAATTGATGCACTAACTGCAAAGAGAAAAGCTGCAGAAGATGATATGAACAATGCTATTAAGTATGGCAAACAAGTTGAAGAAGAAAATCAAAAACTTAAACAACAACTCGAAAGATATACTAATGGCTATACGAATGAGTTTGACACACGAATACAATCTCAAGAAGCTCAAGTTAAGCAATTGTTGAAGGAGGCATATGATGCTCAAGATGTTGAAAAAATTGCAGAAGCAAATTCTGCACTTACTCAAGTCAATATTGAAAAAGAAAGACTCAGAGTCCTCAAGCAACAAAGAGAGCAAGAGCAAGCAACTAAAGAAAATGAGAGACAAAGCAATCAAAAACAAGAAGTAAAACAACCATCCATTGAAGATAATCCTAAAATTAAAGCATGGATTGCTAAAAATCCTTGGTATGGTAAAGATGAAGAGATAGAGAAAAACTTAGCTCTAATGTTAGCTGATAAAAAAGTATCAAGAATGTATGATGCTACAGATGACAGATATTACGAAGAAATAGATAAAGAAATGGCTAAGTTGTTTCCACAAGATCAGAACAACAGCAATGTCCAAACTGTTGCACCTGTAAATGGCAGAGCTTCTGTCAAAACTGGACGAAAACAGAGAGTTGTTCTTAGCGAAAGTGAAAGAAGAACTGCTGATAAACTTGGTGTGCCATATGAAAAATATGCACAGCAAAAATTAAAATTGCAAAAAGGAGCATAAGATGGCTGATAGATCAAATCGAGAGTCTGCTACTCGTGAAAAACAGGAAAGAAAAACTGATTGGAAGCCACCTTCAACTCTTGATGCACCCGAAGCTCCTGTAGGGTATAAACACAGGTGGATCAGAGAACGTGTAATGGACTATGATGATAAGTCAAATGTCTTTAAGCGAAGAAGAGAGGGATATGAATTAGTGCGTGCAGAGGAATATCCTGATTTCGAAACCCCAACAATTGATGAAGGCAAAAATGCTGGAGTAATCGGTCAAGGTGGTCTTTTGTTAGCACGAATACCAGAGGAAGTTGCTGATAGTAGAAATGATTATTTTCGTAAAAAAACTTCAAATCAGATGGCAGTTTATGATCAAGAGTTGGCAAGCCAACCTGAATCTTCTGCTGGAAGGATCTTAAAACCAGAGAGAAAATCACAAGTTCGATTTGGTGGAAAGAAAAGTGATAATTAGTATTTTTTAAGGAGACTTAAATGGCAAATCAAGATGCTGCTTTCGGATTACGTCCTTTGAAAATGATAGGTGGACAAGCCTTTCATGGTGGACAAAGCCGATATAGAATCGCTGCCAATTATGGGACTGCTATCTTCCAAGGTGACATGGTTGCTCAAGTCACTGGTGGAACTGTTGAAGTACACGCTGATGGTGGTACTGTCCCGATAGTTGGAGTATTCAATGGTTGTAGGTTTACCGACCCAACCACGAAAAAGGAAACTTTTTCAAATTTTTATCCTGCAAGCACAAATGCGTCAGACATTGAAGCTTTTATTATTGACGATCCAAATGTCATATATGAAATTCAAGGTAACGCTGCATTTCCTATTGCAGATTTATTTGGTAATTTTGACATCGTTTATACAAGTTCAGGTTCTACTGTAACTGGTATATCTGGTGCAGAATTGGATGTGGCAACAGGTGCGACCACTGCTGGTTTACCTCTGAAAGCGATTGATATTTCGCAAGATCCAGAGAACAGTGATGTAAGTTCCGATGCAACCAATGTTCAAGTTGTTATTCAAAATAGCATATTTGGGCAAAAGGGTGCAGGATTAGCGTAAGGGAGATTAGAATATGGCTATATCAAGAGCGCAACTAGTTAAAGAACTAGAACCTGGTCTTAACGCTTTATTCGGCATGGAATATGATCGTTACGACAATCAGCATACTGAAATTTATGAGACAGAAACTTCAGATCGAGCTTTCGAAGAAGAAGTAATGTTAAGTGGATTTGGTAATGCACAAACTAAGTCAGAGGGTGCTGGTGTTGCCTTTGACGATGCAAACGAAGTATATACTTCACGTTATACAATGGAAACAATTTCATTGGCTTTTGCTTTAACAGAAGAAGCAATGGAAGACAACTTGTATGATCAACTTGGAAGAAGATATACAAGAGCATTAGCAAGATCAATGTCACACACAAAGCAGGTAAAAGCTGCTGCTACATTAAACAATGCTTTCGATTCAAGCTTCACTGGAGGCGATGGTAAAGAGCTATGTGCTACAGATCACCCATTAGGTGGTGGTGGTACATTTAGGAATGAACCATCAGTTGCAGCAGACTTGAATGAAACATCATTAGAAAATGCACTTATTGACATTTCTAATTTTGTTGATGAGAGAAACATGATTGTAGCATTAAGAGGTACTAAGCTTATTATTCCTCCTGCACTTCAGTTTGTGGCTGACAGATTATTAGAGTCAACATTAAGAGTTGGTACTTCTGATAATGATCTAAACGCAATTAAAAACATGGGTATGTTACCAGAGGGTTATACAATTAACCACTTCTTAACAGACACAGATGCGTTTTTCATTAAGACAGATGCACCTAATGGCTTTAAATATTTTGAAAGAACACCATTAAGTACAAGTATGGAAGCTGATTTCGATACTGGTAACATGAGATACAAAGCTAGAGAGCGTTATGCCTTTGGCTTTTCAGATCCAAGATGTGTGTTCGGATCACCAGGCGCATAAACGAACAATTGTTCGTTTTTTATTAAGGGGTCTTTTCAGACCCCTTTTTTTTGTATATACTTAAATTACCTTGACGAAGAATTAACTTCGACAGTAGCCGAGACAAGGAGATTAACATGGCTAATACAACCTTTTCAGGTCCAGTCCGTTCCGAGGGTGGATTTAACGTAATCAATAAAAACACAACAACTGGTGCAGTAACAGAGACTGGTTTTTCAGTTAATTCAACTGGACAACTAATATCTATGGGTACAAGAAAGATTCAAACATTTGCAATAAGTCTTGCTGATACTAACGCAGCAGACACTACATATGCAGATGATGATGTTTTAGTTGAATTAGGTGCTTTAAACACAGATCATCCAGATGCTTTAGTGACTGCTAGTAAGTTTTTTATTCACAAAGTAGTTATAGGTATCACAACTGCTGCAGCAAGTGATGCAAATTCTATAGCTAATCTACAACTAAGTGCAACATCTGGTACTGCAACCAATACTGCAATATCATCTGGAACAGAAATTGTCGGTGCAGGAGTGGCTTCTTTTAATCCAAGAATATCTGCAACTGATTCTGTTACAGAAATAGATATAGATTTAGATGCAACTGCTGGTACTTTTCATGTGTTTGAGCCAAACATAAGTGCTGCCATAGCAAGTAAAAATTTATATTTATGTGCAGGTGATGCTTGTGATACAGCTTTAACAGCTTTTCGTGCTACACTTGAAATAGAATATTCAGTTTATTAATAGGAGAGTAATATGGCAGACGCAGTTACCTCTCAAACATTAGTTGATGGTAATCAAATTGCTGTTTTTAAATTTACTAATATCTCTGATGGATCTGGTGAAAGTGCAGTTAAAAAAGTAGATGTCTCTGCATTAGCTACAAATGTTCGTGGTGAAGCCTGTACTAGAGTCACCATAGAAAAGATGTGGTGGCAGTGTAATGGAATGAAAGTTAAAATTTTATTCGATGCCTCTACAGATGACTTTTGTATTGAGTTAGGTGAAAATCAGAGTGGACATCACGATTACACATCATTTGGTGGTTTAGTAAATCCAGCTAGTTCTGGAGTAACTGGTGATATTATGTTTACAACTGTAGGACATAGTTCAGCAGATACTTACACTGTAATTATGCAGGTCAGAAAGAGTTATTAATGGCTAGGAAGGCTAGTAAAAACCCTCCTAAAACAAAAAAGTATTTCCGTTCCACAAAGAGTGGAGCGGGAATGACTAAGGCTGGAGTTGCACGATACAGACGTGAAAATCCAGGCAGTAAGCTTAAAACTGCTGTTACTGGTAAGGTCAAACCTGGTAGTAAAGCGGCGAAAAGAAGAAAGTCTTTTTGTGCTAGATCTAAAAGTTGGACAGGTCCAAGAGGCAAAGCGGCTAGAAGAAGGTGGAAGTGTTAAATGACAAGTAAAGAATTATTAAAAATGTTGGAAAAACACGAGTCTGTATGTAATGCTAGATTTGATGGTATTAATAATAAACTAAA